CTCTTCTTTGACTGACTCTACAGAATTAATAGGCTCTTCTTTGACTGACTCTACAGAATTAATAGGCTCTTCTTTGACTGACTCTACAGAATTAATAGGCTCTTCTAAGTATTCTGACTCTAGTGAATCTTCTGGAAGATTCACTGTTGCAGATAGTTCAATCTTTTGTTTAGAAATTGGATAAGATTGTACAGATTTATTAGAGTTAACAGAGTTATTATTTATATTAAACGATTTAACATTGTTTTCAATAGATTCATCAATAGATTCATCAATAGGTTCATCAATAGGAATTCCATCTTCATCTACATATGAATATTTATTAGATTTTTTTGACATTCTATTATATGTGAATAAATTTATTAATAAATTTATACAAATAAAATAAATGAGCCAACCATCTCCGCAAAATAATATATGGGGTCCATCTTTATGGCTTATTTTACATTCTGCATGTGAACGAATTGGTTCTCAACATCTAAAACATTTACCTTTAGAAGAATCACGTATTTGGTTCGGACTACTTAATAGTCTACGATATTCTCTTCCATGCCCTCAATGCAAAAAGCATTATACAATATATTCTAACCAAACACCAATTATGCAAGTCACAAAAGATATCATTCGTAGATGGTTATTCAATCTTCATGATCAAGTAAATGAACGTACTCAACATGCATCCATTCCTTATGATACTATTACTTCGCAATACGAAGTTCCATTCAACTTTACAGAACATTTTAGAATTGTATCTGATCATATGTTAGCAGCAGTTCGTCGTGGAGCATGCATCTCAAATGATGTTCAACGAACCATACGTTTTTTTACAGAAATGAAATGTTTTTATGATTTTTTTTAAATAACAAGAATAGAATGATTATTGGCTCACATGATTCTTGTACATGTAAATCAAAAAATGAATGTATGTGCCTTTGCTGGGAATGGGCAAAAACACAAAATATAACCTTAAAAGAACAATTTGAGCTCAGTGTACGTCTATTTGATCTTCGTTATAAATTAAACGATATCTATTACATTAGTCATACGCTTAATACAATGTATACTTTAGAAAATGCATTAACAGAATTAGTCAAATGTAGTATTGACGCGAATGAATACATCTATATTCGTCTTAAACGAGACAGTTCTTCATATCCTCTACCATCATTTGGATATACACTTGAATCCATTAAGATTTATGGTATACCATTAAGTCAATATCTCGTAGAATATGGCACTGTTGATAAAACATTCAAAGGCGGTGCAATTCGACGTTATATGAGAAAAATACCAACATCTAATCGACGTATCATTCTGTATTCAGACGATAATACCCTATCTGAAGATAATGTCCCATCTGCATGGTTCTTTCCACAATTATTTGATACAGTTGAAACATGGGGGTGCGCTACAATAGATGATGCGGTATCTGTTATTAGAGATGGACATTTTAAAAACAATGGGCTACCAAAGGCAATTTTTGTTGATTTTAGTAGTATATACCCACCAGAAATTGCATTTGATTATATTTGGAAACGTGTTAAAGATGCCATTATAAATTATATTATACGCGGTGATATTGATTGTATTGTACTAAATCATATTTGTCATGATGTTGTTCAAATAATTAAAGATGTTATCTAACCTAACCAACTGATATTGCGCCTAAGGAGTCGGTATACATGCAACAGGTCTAGTATCATTTGTTGCTACATCTGGTTCAATTAAACGATTTGCAATCCCAAATAAATCTGAGAAACAGCTTTCATTTATATTACTTAATGCACCATACCATCTATATCCTAAAAATGTAAATAATATACCCACTATAATAACTAATATGATAGGCCATAATTGACCATTTGATGTATATTCACATTGTGTACCCATGCGATAATATAATACAAATAACATTAATAATGCAATGGATACCAATGATGTCATTGTTTGTATTCGACGTTTTAATACCTTTGAATTATCACTCTGTTCACCTGATACTTTTGTAAATAAGCTTGATGCATTATATATTATATATCCAAAAAAGAATAACGCCATTGCAAGCCATTCACTGATAACATGTATTTCTGGTTCAGATTTAGCACTATTTAAAGTAAGAAATGGCATAGCAACACGACAAATGTCAGCACTATTTGTTTTAAATGGATTTTTATTACCATACCAATCATCAGGTATAATTGTAATTAACAAATTCAATAAGAATGCAGCAAATGGTGCAATAATGAGAAATCCAATTAAAAAAAATAGCATTGCATAATTACCTGTAAATAAGCCAATTACAAGCATTGTTGCGCCAATACTTAATGGAAAATGCGCCATACCCATATATAAAAAACTTTTTATATTATTCAATACATCCTTTAATGACTCCATTTACTACTTCTTCTATAAAAATTAATTACAATTAAATGGCATTTGATACCTTACAAATATAAATATTTTTACCTGCTGCATCTTTCGATTCAATTGTAGGAAGACCCAAGAAATTAACACCTTCTTTATTAAAAAGAAGTTTGTTTATGTAAAAGAATAGACTACCACATATAACTGCAATTACACATGCAAGTGCAATCTCTTCAAATGGATCGCAATTAATTAATCGAACAATAATACATAATAATACAGTTGCAAACATAAATACACCTGCAACTGCTGCACGGTACTGCCATTGTTTCCCCATAGTTTGCATTACATCATAAAATTCATATGTGCTAAGACCCAGATAGGTTGCAATTGCAGTTATAGAAAATATTCCATACGATGGATATTGATGAGTAGGAATTATTTGCATATAATTCAAACGTGCTAACTTATACCCTGATGCACATGCAACATTTTTAGGCCCGGAAGATGGACCAACTGTACCTTTAAATAACCATGATAAGAACTTATGTGATGCAATAAGTTCTATAATAAATAATGCAAAAACACCGTATACCTTACTAAGTGTTACTAAATATAAAATAATAGAACCAAATAAGATAGAATCAGGCATAGTTGCATGGAATTGTATAATCACATTAACAATAGAATCCCATATCTTCTGTGCAGAAGCTTCTGTATCAGCCATATCTATTAGTCTAAAGCATTATTGTGATTATTATATAGTTATTGACGTACAGTAAATATGGGCATCCCTGCCTATTATAAAAAACTAACTCATACTATTCCAGGTTTAATATCCGTTCATCATCATGATGTTGCATGGCTGTTTATGGATTTTAATTGTTTAATTTATCATTGTATTGCATTGCAACCCGCATATGTAGATGTAGAGTGTATTCAATGGGAACAAGGATTAATTGAAACTGTTATTTCATATTGTAAAGATGTAGTAAAAGAAGTAGCACCAAGTCATGGTGTTTACATTGCAATTGATGGTGTTGTACCAATGGCTAAAATGCGCCAACAACGCCTGCGACGTTTTAAGTCTGTATGGGAACAGAAACAAGCAGGACATGTGGCTAAATGGAATACCAATTCAATCACTCCTGGAACTGTTTTTATGGATAAATTATGTCAAGCTCTAAACTCTTTATGTCAAGAATGCGGATGGAAATTTAGTAGCTGTTTAGAACCAGGTGAAGGAGAGCATAAAATTATGGATCAATGGCGATTAAATTCATATAAAGGCTCAATCGCAGTCTATGGACTTGATGCCGACCTTATCGTGCTATCTTTATTAGGACAACACCAATGCTCTCTTGGATCTCTATGGCTATTTCGAGAATCTGATTGCGGATTTGACTGGTTTTCCATTGATTTGTTGCGTGACTGGCTATGTAAAGATAAAGAAGATAACTGGATTATGACATACTGTTTTGCAATGTCTGTACTCGGTAATGATTTTTTACCGAGTTCACTTGGATTAAAAATGCGCGATGGAGGTCATGATGAATTGCTACAATGTCTTACCATGCCATTAATTGATTCTGGTTTAAATATTATAGAAGAGAATGTAGTTGCACTTTTTTTCTTACTGGCACAGACAGAGCATTCACGAATTATTCATTATGTACAACGAAAACAAAAGATGCTACATGGTGCACCAGATACTGCACTCGGTGAACATAATTGGCCATTAACTCAGATTGAACAAGGGCTTTTTAGTTGGAACTGGTTTGATCACTACAGAGAATATGTAGGTAAAAATACTAAAACAGATGATGTTTGTTATAACTATATTAATGGAATCAAATGGATTTGGTCATATTATACGGGTAAATCTATTTGTTTTAATTGGTTTTATCCATATGTTTTACCACCTTTATGGTCGGATCTTATTACATATCTAAATAATCATGAAAAGGACAGATGTACGCAATCAGAAATGCCACTACATGTGCAAGCAAAAGACATACAACCATCGGAACAACTTTGTCTTGTTCTACCACTTGAAAGTTGGTCATTGATTCCTGCTTGTTCTCAAAAAATATTTCCAATGATTGCACCGCATTTCTTTCCTGATACATTTACATTTGAATCTGTCGGAAAACGATTCTTCTGGGAATGTGATGCGTTAATCCCTATTCCTACTGTTTTAGAATTAAAGGCACTAATATGTGCGTATCAGGATACTAAAGGACAATTTTAATAAAGTATAGATGGGTCAGACACAGTCTATAGATCCTGTTCATCTACGGATGTACACTAATGTGATTCAGATTCGTGATCCAGCAAAACGTCTGCAGATTATCCATACTTGTATGGCTTCTATGGAATATGTACAATCTGCAAAACGTTCAGGAGTATATAGTTATCTTCTGAATTATATTTCTAGCGTACAAAATGGTGGAAATGCTCCGCTTCTGCCTGGTGAAAATGATACTACACATAAACAATCCTTTCAAGAAATTCAAGTTCCCCGTTCTTTACAACCTACACAAATGCACGGAATCGGCGCCACTCATCCATCCCTAATCGGTGCTGAAAAAGCAAAACAACAACTCGCTATTCGCCAAGATTCCACTCCCAGTTGGAAGATTGTCACAGAAACACCTAAACAGAAAGCCATATCCTATTTCTCATCCTGTTTAGAAGTCCTCGGTATTCAAGAAGAAGTCGCTCTTACAAATGAATCTTTAAAAAAAGCCTACAAGAAAGCCGCAATTAGAGCACATCCTGACAAGGGAGGCAGCGAAGACGAATTTGAAGCTGTAACACGCGCATACGCTTATTTAACTGAGATTTTGGCCGTCATGCATCGTGGTAAAAAAAAGCCAGATGCTCCTATTCATACTGGAGCTGCAGACCATTTACGTGGTACAAGAGATAATGATGCAAAACAATGGGAACATACTGAACCAATTCGTCTTAGCGCAAAGAATCTGGATATGAATGCCTTTAATAAAATATTTGAAGAAACACATATTCCTGATCCAGATGCTGATGGATATGGTGATTGGTTGAAATCTGAAAATGGTAACACTGGTCCTAAATTTAAAGGTGAATTCAATCGTGATGTATTTAACCGAATGTTTGATGATGAAACACGAAAATCAAAACAGCCATCTAATCAATTAGTTCATCCAGGTGAAATGGCGTTAACATTGAATGCTAGTTCTGGTACGGATTTATTAGCAACACGACCCGATTCTTATACGGCTGCACCAAACTCTCGATTTCAATTTACGGATCTGCGCGGTGCATATACATCAGATAATACTGTTTCTGACAAAGTCGCTAATGTAACCATGGGAGAACGTAGCTTTGACCAGTATAGAGCATCCCGTGAAAAAGCTCCTGAAGCTCTGTCTTCTCATGAAATGCAAGGGATTCGTGAGTTTGAAAGCAGACAGAAACAAATGGATTCAATGCGTGAGCGCAAGATGGCAGAAATGTCTGTACGCAATCAGAACTATCATGATATGATGAAACAAAGAGTGATTACAGATAATGCAACAGATTTAAACCAAAAAAGACTTGGGTATTAATGTGCTTTTACCGAATATAAAACCAATTATCATTGAATAGAGTATGTCATACTTATCCTATTCATTGGAGCAATTTGGGTTTACGTCTTTAGAAGAAGTTACGGCTTCTCGTTTAAAACGTGCCTTTAAAAAACAAGTCTTGGTTCAACACCCTGATAAAGGCGGCGATGAATGTTCATTTGATTCATTATTAGGCTCGTATCTTTATTTATGTGAAACAATTGATAGATTGAATGGTGGACGCTCTACATTGCAATCTATCAATGCTCCTGATGAACTAAGAGAACAACGAGCCAATCAGTTTCTCAATGAACTATTTGATGAACTTAATCTTGAACAAGATAATACATCTAAAGCATTACCTGACGATTTTCATGAACAATTTGCTGGGACACATATTAATGAACATGCAAATGGATATGATGCTTGGTTAAAACAGGATAGCAATGATGGGTTTGAATTTGGACCGCATTATGGTTGCTTGACAATTAAGAAAGTAGTTGAAGAAGAAAAGTTTCAGAGTGCATTTGAAGAACAAGTTCGTGTAGGAAAACCTGCTCCTACCACTCTTGCACTACACTTGGATGAAATGGCCTATTCTGCTAATACGGGAACTACTCTCATTAAATCAGGAACATTCACATCAGCACCTGGACTTCGCCCTGAATATACCGATTTATATTCAGCATTCACAAACGAGAATACGATGTTTGATAAGTTAGTGCCTATCAAAGAACGTACTTATGAAGAATTATTGAAAGAGCGCGAAGAAGCCTATACTGTTGCGACAGATGAAGATGCAGCAATTATTGCGGCATATGCGCGAAAGAAAATAGATGATGAAATTGAACATAAGAAGGCATTGGAATCTTATTTTAAAAATGGAGCATTCATTGGAAATGATGATGAGAAAAAAGACGAATTTGTGATTCAGCTTTAATTCATTCTAAGACATTCTTATCTCCCATCTTCTACTATAGTATTAGATATGGATTCCTTTCATGCTCTTTGCACTTGTATTGGAGTTCTCTTTTTCATTGCATTCATCTACGCATTCTTCTATTCCAAACAAGCCATGCATCTAAATCCCTTCCTTGATAAGCATTTGCTAGAACGCGGCTTATCCAAACCCATCCTATGGCTCTACTACAATGATTCGGATGTCAATCAACGCCAATGGCTAGACTTTGGAGCCCGCAATTCTCATGCCCTTAGCGTCCCTTTCTTAAATTTATGCTACCAACGTATTGCTGAACACAATCACAATGATTATCAAATTCGTGTCATTGCAGGCCTAACTGGTTTAGCTGAGTTAATAGGTGCAGATTCTCTTCCGGATGACCTAAAAAATCCCGTTGCACCCGTTAATCATGCTGAAATGAACTGGATACGCACAACTGTCTTGTCGCGCTTCGGGGGTCTATGGGTATCACCATATAGTGTTTCATTAAAAGGTTTTGGAGTATTGCCAAAAGATAAAGTTGTATTCTTTGGAACTGACATGAATGAAACCTATAGTGGCTCCGCTGGTACAGTTGTTCCTGGTATGCGTGCTGTATGGTCGCCTGTGAAACACCATCCTATGTTTGATGAATGGGAGGCTGTATGCTATGACCGTATTCAACATAAACGCGGAGGACAACAGATTAGACATGATGAAGCATGGGATTTTGCTAGATTCTCTTCACAATATGGTGGAATTATGATAGATCCTCATTCAGAATTGGGTCGCAAGGCAGATGGTAAACGCTTACAACTAGAAGATTTGTTAGCATCAGGTATTGATGGCGTTATCCCTTTTGATGTCTATCCCCATAGCGTTTATGTACCATTCTCTTGGACAGAGATGAGGGATCGTGAAATGTTTGGATGGTTCTTGCGTATGTCTGAAAAACAGATTATGGGATCTGATCTGGCTGTTCGGTATTTGTTGCAGGGGAAGCACTAAGTATCGTGTAGCGTCCTATAAACCATATGCTGTAATGCTAAAATACTAGTATGGCCTTTGCAATATGAAATCCATGCATTGATTAGAAATTTATGAATAAAAATATTATCCTTAACAGACTCATTTCCAAAAATATTATTTATCATTTGAAATGATTCCAATATATCTTCGTATGTATACCCACGTTTCCAAATATACAGTAAACACTTTATAGACTCCACATAATCATTTATAGACATTGCATTAAGAAGTGGAATAAAATCTACATAAAATGACATATAACAGAGTGTTCTTACACGCTCCAATGTAATCTCCTCTTTTAACGTTTCATGAATGTCTTTAATTAATTTTAACAAGCGAATAAGGTCGCTTATATTATTACCCGAAATATGATTAATCCAGTTCCACATTTCCATTGTTATTTTTTCATGGGATATTTTAACATAATCTAAGATTGGTTTCATGTATACCAATGCATCCAATCTATTCATCCTTATATGAATGCATCTTGATCTTAATGCAGGAATCAAATCCTCTTCAGAAGTCCCAATAAACAAAAATCTTGTTATATGTGAATAGGACTCCATTGGTCGTCTGAGAGCTTGTTGAGAAATATGCGGAAATGTATCAACATCGTCAATAATAACCCAGCGATATATATTATTTGCCAGTGCTTTCTGACGAATAAACATACTAATTTGCCCACGAATTGTCTGAATTCCACGGTCTTGCTCTGGCCCCAATAAAATACAATTATCAATTGATTCAACTCCCCATAAATGTGCAATAGGACAATCTTTTTGCCTCGCATATTCTTTTAATAATTCACGCATTAACGTTGTTTTACCGCATCCTGGAAGACCTGTTATAAAAATATGACTTGGGGTATTAAATTGATTTACACAATCAGTCCATACAGACTCTTGACCGACAAGACTCGTCATTGCATAAAAATCTATTTTACACTTTAGACTGTAATAACTTAAAAGATAGGATGCAATAATTATCAATGTCAAAATCGCTGTATGATGTACTAGGTATTCCCAAAGATAGTAGTCAAACAGATATCCGAAAAGCATATTTGAAATTAGCACGTATTCATCATCCTGATAAAGGCGGTGATCCTGACAAATTTAAAGAAATTAGCCAGGCAAATGATGTTCTAACTGATGAAAAACGTCGGCACTTATATGATCAGACTGGGCTAACTGATGAAAATGCAGTGAATCAAGGGTTTCCTGGTGGATTCCCTGGATTTCCTCCTGGATTCCCTGGAGGACCTGGTGGACCTGGAGGATTTCCATTTCAATTTAATATGAATGATTTGTTTGGAAATATGTTTCCTAAAAATAATACCGTTCGCAAAGGACGAAAGCCACCCCCAATTCAACAGATTATTGGTATTACCCTAGAGCAATTCTATTTAGGACATCAATTTGATATTCATATTAATCGACAGAGTTTCTGTATGGAATGCAGTCATACTGGTGCTAAAACGAAAGAGATTTGTAAAAAATGTGGAGGTCAAGGAAGCATCACTCAAGTTACTCAAATGGGTCCTTTCGCTATGCATGCTAAAGGACCGTGTATGGACTGTCAAGGAAAAGGTGAACGCATTCTAGAAACATGTAAACCGTGTAATGGTTCTGGATTTACATCTGGGCAACGGAACTTATCTGTAAAAATCATACCAGGCACCGAATCAAATACTGTAATCCAGTTTCCAGAAGTATGCTCTGATAATGTTGATTT